TTTGGATCAACAGGAAAACAATAAATTATGTTTGGAGTAACAGAAAATACACTTTGGGTAGAATCATTTAGACCTGATACATTAGATGGATATATTGGTAATGAGCATATTATTGATAAAGTTAAAATATTCATTGAGAATGGAGATGTTCCACATTTATTATTTTATGGTGGAGCAGGTACAGGTAAAACTACATTAGCAAAAATTATTGCAAATAATGTAGATGCTGACTTAATGTATATTAATGCATCTGACGAAAACTCAGTAGACGCAGTAAGAGATAAAATAAAAAGATATGCATCTACGGTAGGCTTCAAAAGATGGAAAATTGTTATATTAGATGAAGCTGATTATTTAACACCAAATGCACAGGCAGCACTAAGAAACTTAATGGAAACATATAGTAAGACTACTAGATTTATATTAACATGTAATTATGTTGAAAAAATTATAGATCCAATACAAAGTAGATGTCAGACATTTGGAATAGCACCTCCAGGTAAGTCTGATGTAGCTAAAAGATTAGTTAATGTATTAAATGAAAAAGAAGTTGAATATGACGTTAAGGATGTGGCTGCTATAATAAACTCTTCATACCCAGACATTCGAAGAGCAATTAATAGTGCACAAAGTCATGTAGTTAAAGGCAAATTAGTATTAGACAAAAATAGTGTAGTACAAGCTAATTATATGACAGAATTACTAAATATTTTAAAAAATATTAAAGATAAAAAAGAATCTTTTAAACAAATAAGACAAATTATTGCAGATAGTAAAGTAAAAGACTTTACACCATTATATACATTTTTATATGATAATTTAGACGAATTTGCTACAGGTACTATAGCATCATGTATATTAATTATAGCAGAATCTCAATATACTGATTCTCACGTAGTTGATAAAGAAATTAATATAATGTCAATGTTTGTTAAGCTAATGAATGAATTATAATGAATACACAACCAAATATCAAAGCATCTGATTTAAAACCAATGACCTGTACTGAATGTGGAGGAATGTATTTTAGGCAAGTAATGGCCATTAATAAAGTATCTAGATTTTTAACAGGACAAGACAAAGACACAGTTTATCCAGTACCTGTATTTAGATGCGATGATTGTGGTTACGTTCCAGAAGAATTTCAACCGGAGGTAAAATAATGGGAGCTCCGTATATAAAAGGACCTGTTGTTTTAGTATTTAAAACATCAAATAGATCAAATGCTAAAACTAAAATGAAAGTATATAAAAATAAAAATGTCGACACTGTTAATGAAAAGAAGTTGCCTGGAGTACCAGAAAAAGCTGTCTTTTTAGAATTAGCAGTTGGAGATCATTTTGTAGAAAAATATAAACAAAAGTATAATTTATGACAAAGAAACCTGCAACTATTTTCGACTTTATCAATGGTATGACTCATGAAAAGAAAGAATGGTCTAAATATACGGATATAGATCATAAAAAGTTCTCTCCGTTCATAGTCAATAGATGGTTATCAATGAGAATGGAACTAATTGAAATAATCAATCAGTTACAGAAGTATACAATTGGGATATTATCACCCAGGGATACTTATCGTCTCTATCACGGCCTTCTACCTGCCCAGAGAACCTTTGCTAAGTACATAAAAGGAAAAAAGGAAGATAAGTACAATAAACAACTAGTTTCACAAATTGCAGACCACTATCTAGTAAGTCAATTGGAAGCCATTGATTATATCGATCTAATGCCAAAAGATAGTTGCAGCTCTTTGTTATCATTATATGGATATACAGAAAAAGAGATAAAAACAATGTTGAAAGGTAAAAAATGAAAATTCTTATAACAGGAGGCGCTGGATTTATAGGAACTAATTTAGCTAAACGTCTTTTAAAAGAAAATCATATAGTAGAATGTTTGGATGATTACTCTACAGGGTTTTTTGAAAATAATCATTTAACAAGAGCAACATATATTGAAAATGATATAACAACTATATCAGGTAAATATGATATTATTTTTCATTTAGCCGCTCTTTCTAGAATTCAGCCTTCATTTGAAAATCCAGATGAAACATTTAGAGTTAATGTATTAGGTACTCAAAAAGTTCTAGAATTAGCACGATCTACTAATGCAAAAGTCGTTTACGCCGGATCATCTTCAAAATGGCATGATCCACATCAATCACCATATGCAACTACAAAATGGTTAGGAGAAGAAATGTGTAAAATGTATCGAAGAACTTATAATATGAATGTAGAAATAGCTAGGTTTTATAATGTTTATGGACCAAATGAGATCGTAGGACCAAAAGGCGGATGGGCCGCCCTTATAGGAATATGGAGACATCAGTCAATGAATAACCAACCTTTAACAATTGTTGGTGATGGAAAACAAAGAAGAGATTTCACTCATGTAGAAGATATCGTGGATGGATTATATAAAATTGCAATTAGCAATATTAAACATGAAGATGCATGGGAATTAGGCACAGGTATGAATTATTCGGTATTAGAAGTAGCTGATATGTTCAAACAAAAATATAATATACAAACTATACATGTTCCAGACGAACCTGGTAATTATAGAAAAACATTACGTGAAAATGACGATACTTTACAAAAATTAAATTGGTCTCCAACTAATAGACTACAGGAATATATTAATTCATTATAAAGGAATAACAATGTTTAATTCAACAAATACAGAATCAATAAATACACAATATCATTACATAGGCAAATCTAGCTTATATAAATTTGCAGAAGAATGGGACTTGAATTCATATGAATTTGATATTGTGAAACGTGTGGTTAGATGTCGCAAGAAAGGATCTTTTAAAGAAGATCTACAAAAATCAATTGATTTAATAAATATTTATTTAACAGAACATTTGGATGAATCCAAATAATTACTTATATTATAAATAAAAGAAGAAGATATTATGGCAAATAATGTATATACAGTTATGACAATAGAAAGCACTAAAGAATCTATTGAAAAATTAACAAATCTATTTTACTCTGAAGAAATAGAAAAAGCAGATTGGATGGAAAAGACTACTCTATTAGCAGATAAAATATATAAACTAATATATCCAAATTTTCCAGAAGAACCTACAAGAGATTGGATGACTGAAAATTTAGGAGCAAAATGGTGTTTTGTACACGATTGGCACTATGGAGAAGATTATATGGATTTAACATTTGATTCAGCTTGGTATTGTCCTGAAGAATTATTTCATCAACTAGCAGAGTTTATTTCAAATACTATTAAAGATGGATTTTCTATGGAATTGCGAAGTGAAGACGAAGCATATTTACATGTTAGTGGTGGCTTTGCATCGCATGTAGGCTCAGAAGTTATTGTTGAAGATGAATTCGAAAAAGAATATCCAGATAGCGATGACGAAAAATATAAAGATAACGATGAATTATATGATGAAGATCTTGAATTATTTTATGAATATATTTCTGAAATGAAAGACAATTTGATAGAAGAGTCTAGAAATTACCTCAAAGAAACATTAGAAGAAGAAGAAAAAGAAGAACCAACTGAAGCTTCATCATGAAGTCAGGATATATAAATCCTATATATAAATTATCATTGAATGACATATCAAAAGCTCCGGCAAAGATATCTTATTCACAATGGTCAATGTTTGAGAAATGTCCTAAACAATGGAAACTCTCATATATTGATAAATTAGCCCCATTCACTCATAGTATAGCAACATGTTTTGGTACTGCATTTCATGAAACATTACAAGAGTATTTAACTGTAATGTATACTGATTCTGTTAAAGCAGCAAATGAATTAGATTTGCGTGATATGCTATTAACATGTTTAAAGATGGAGTATAAGAAAGGTGTAGATGCTAATAATGGAGAACATTTTTCAACACCATCTGAGTTAGCCGAACATTTAGAAGATGGCATCCAAATTATAGAATGGTTTAAAAAGCGAAGAGCTCAATATTTCTCAACTAAGAATATGGAGTTAGTTGGCATTGAAGTTGAATTAGCAGTTCCTGCATCATCAGTAAATAAAAATGTATATTGGTATGGCTTTATAGATATTGTAGTTAGAGATACGGTACAAAATAAAATAAAGATATTAGATATAAAGACCAGTAGAATGGGTTGGAATAAATGGCAAAAGGCAGATAAACTAAAACAAGCCCAACTAGTTGCTTATAAGAAATATTTTGCAGATCAATTTGGTACACCAATTGATAATATTGATATTGAATTTTT